TCGGCTATACTATGCTCGCCACGGATTCCTTCCATCACAATTAAAACCTTTTGTTCTGAAGTGAAAATTCGTTTCGTGTTGCGACGAATATCCTTTAATAAGGATTCTGATGTTCTCTGCTGGGAACCTACTGAAAAATTCTTTTTTGTTGTCATTGTGCAAATATACTTTTTTATTAATAATTCTAAATCAAAACCCCAAACTTAATTGGAGCTCAAGTTGTGCACTTTTGTTTGACAACGTACAAACGTACAAGTATGAGAACCTCTATGCCGTCAGACAAGGCGGTGATATTCCTATTGGCTGCTGTGGCTATGGAGGAAACAAAGAAGACATATGCCAGAAGAATATATCAATTTAAAAACTGGAAACAGAAAATAGAAAACGAATGGAAAGAGGGAATAGAATAGAAGGAATACTTACACACTTTGAAAGACAGTACCCAGCGTCAGAATGCGAGAGGGATAGGATGCAAGTTACAGGGAAGGCAACATGAGAAGGAATTCCTTTCCCTTGTGAATGGATGAAAAGAGAATGACAGCTCCCAATAAGAGTTGGCTGAAATAGGGCTCCCTGAAAGGCATAGAGAGGAAACTTGGAAAATGGGGCAGGCACAAAAAAAGGAGCCCCGAGGATACAATATCCTCGGAGCTCCTTTTTTTGTACCTGCCCTTTTCCTGTGACTTTGTACCCTCAAGCCTTCTGAATGTTCTTCATTGTGAGAGGGAAGAACAATCCATGTCGGAGAGCCTTGCAATCTGCGTTAAGTTGCATGCTGTTCTGACGCAGATTGGAGTGCGATTCAAGTTTGATTACATGGTGAAATCAGTTATTTCTTCTTCAGGATGAGGTGCTTGGGTATCTTCATCCACTTTCTGTTTACAGCAATTCATAAGTCTTGTCAGATAGTTTTTGAGGGTAATGTTTGTATGTAATATAACATAGATGTGTGCAGAATCTAATGAAATGACTTCAGGTATGACTTTTTGTTAAGATATTTATAAGAAAAATGCGAAATTATTTTGAAGTTATTGAATAAAAGAGTATCTTAGATGCTTGAAATTATTAATAATCTATAAACCTTCATTTCATGAGATTTAAGATGACTTTCCGTATAGACCGCAGTCTGGGTGATTGTTTACCAATAAACTATCAGTATGAACAGTCTGCGGTCATATATAAGATATTGTCGAATGCTGATAAAGCTTATTCGGAGTGGTTGCATGATAATGGCTTTCAGCTTGATAATGGAAAGCATTTCAAGTTGTTCTGTTATTCGCGTTTTCAATTTGAGAAATATCGTATTATGCGAGATAGAAAGTGTATTAATGTCATAGGGGATAAGATAGAATGGTATGTCAGTTTCCTGCCCGAGAAGAGCACAGCTGAGTTTGTCCATGGTTTGTTTGCCAATCAGCATGTAGTGATTGGGAATAAGGATTATCGGGTAGCCTTGGATGTGGTCGGTATTGAGGCTTTATCTTCTAAGCCTTTAGAAGACGCAATGACTTTCCGTGTAAACTCTTCTATCTGTATTCGGGAGAAGAAAGATAATCGGGTACAATATCTCTCTCCTTTAGACAATCATTATAAGGAGGGCTTGTTAAAGGGGCTTCTTGCACGTTATGAATCGTTTTATGGCTTAAGGGGCATAAAACGAAATGTAACAAAATGGAAGATGATAGAAAACGAATATATACGTTGATATTCAATCAGTTAGGGCGAAATTAGAGAAAGGCGACTTGCAAAACGAAATGTTACATTGCGTTACATTCGTGTTACATTTAGGGGTTTATTTGAACAGTGTTTGAAGCATAAATGTTACATGGGTGAAAAATAGGGCTACATGAGACGGGATTTTGATTGAAGACGGGTAATTTGTAACATGAATACGATAGAGGACGTCACAGGTGAAGGAAGAGGCTTTGTCGGGTGATTTGAGAACGCTTGAAGTATGGCAGAAGCAGTTGCATCCTGCTTTTTATTTTATCACAAAGAATAAAATATAAGTCATTAAAATATCGTATATAATTATTATTTTGTATATTTGCAGCAAAAAGAGATAAATATGACAAAGGTTATACATGTGCAATTGATACAGGGGCGGAAGAATTATTATTTCGGTTCTATTCCTGCGATTTACAGCGTTCTAACGGCTGAGGAGATAGGGATAAAGCAGTGTTCATTAGAACGCGTAGGATTGAGCAAGGGAGGCGTAGTATTGAACAAAAAGGCATGTATCAGGGCAGGTGAACTTATACGTTCTAAGGCAACGAAATAAGGATGCGTTTGAACAGCTAAAACGCTGATTGAACGACACTTGAACGGTTTTCGATACGTATTTGAACGGTCGGAAGCCGTTTTCCCGTTTTATGGGGGCTTGGGATAGATAAATTTGGGGTAAAAAATAGGATTGTTTATTCGTTTGTTTATTCGTTTGTTTATTCATTGCAAAACGAAATGTAGCGATTGTTTATTCGTTTGTTTATTCACTTTTTAATAGAATAGGGGTACATTCACCCCCCTCACAATAACCGAATATTGTTGATTACGTTAGTTTTTGTCGTTTTTACCCCCTCCCATATTCCAAAGGTATAGGGCTTATTGCCGTCTATTTGTAAGTGGAAAATTTGTAAAATGTTGTGTTTATCGGGCTTTTTAGCTATATTTGCGGTGTTAAATCATAAAAAAAGTGTGCGCGTGGCGCATAAGGAGGTAAATATGAGATATAAAAATGTTGCAGGATTGATTGGTCATTGGGAACACCTTATGGGTAAGGAAGCTGCACTGAACAGGTTGCGATCAATGCGCGATTATGCAAGGCAATGCCTGAAAGCACATCCGCACGAAAAGTGTGCGGATGCACTTGATGACAATATGTGTTTGATTGAAGCTGTCATTGCAGAGGCTGAAGAACTTCTGTAATGATTATATCTGTCAGTCTTCGATAAAATCTGCGCTCTGGATGTTGTTTGATATCTCACTCATTACAGCAAACTTCAGACGCTTGACATACTTTCCAAGGTCTTGATAAGAGATTGAGAAAGACTTCTTGTGTATCTCAACTTTTTCAAGACCTTTCAACCTTTGTGCCATTTGATCGTAGGTCTCGTTTTCTGTTTCCATCTCGACTACGTATGCAGAAACATATAGAGGTTTTTTACCTATTGTTTCGCCATCAGAGAATTCAAGTCCGACAACAAACCATTTTTCCGTGTCTATTCCATGATCCTTGCAAAGTTTCCACAGAGTTGTTGACAAGTGTCCGTCAATGGACACAATTCCTTTCATGTCGGCGTACTGTGTGCCGACTTCATCCTTGATTAAATCATAATTAAAATGCTTCATATTCAAAAATATTAAGGTGAATAATAAATGTATTCAGATGATGCTATTATGTTCACACGTCTATCTCCCGTCCCTTTAGCTTTCAAGGAAGAATACGACGTTGATAAGTGCTCCCGTGTACTCTTTTAGAAATGGTTCGAACTCTTTGTCTTTAGAATTAATCATATTATTTTATGTTTACATAAATCGGCTTATGTTACCGAGTACTTCGAAGATGCGGAGAATGCGGGAGTTGTCGTATTCCTGCTCGTCGTAGTTCTCCTCGTTGATGGGCACATAACGCATTCTGGTCGGATCCTTGGCTTTGCGAAGTATCTTGACGGTGCGAATAGTATCGAGGACAACGGCATAGATCTCGCCGTATTGTACATCCTCCAGTCGGCATTCCTTGAGCGCAATGATATCCCCATGGTTGATTTTAGGTTCCATTGAATGGCCCGTGATGTTCACCCAGGTGACCCCCGGCTTGTTGAATGGCTTGAAGTCAATGTTGTATTCAGGATTGATAGTCTGATTATTAAATGTAAGGTCAAAGCCTCCAAGGAAGTCCACATCATAGTATGGTGCACCTTTACTGGGAGTGTATGAGACGGAGGGTTCAGAAAGAAGTGCCTCCGTTATAGAATTTTCTCCTTGTTTTTTGGGGTAAATAGCCTTATTTTTCTTATCTTTATGGTCGGGAATTGCGTCTTCAACTACACTGCATGATTGGTTACTACCTTTCGTTTTGAGCATAGGACCATTGCCAGTAAGGAGCCAATCAGCTGACAAATTCGGATATGTAGTTAAAATTTTAACTATCATATCTCCACCAAGTTGACTTTGCAGATTTTTCCCCTTAAAATTGCTATCTTTAATGCCTGTTGTATTAAAGAAATCAACTTTTTTAATCCCTGCAGAATCTAAAAAGGTAAGAATTTTGCCTTTTATGGTTAAATTTTCCTCCATTTTATTTGTTAGGTTAAAATTTTATCTTATCTTTGCAACATGTTTAATACATAAACACCGCGCCAAAAATACAAAAAAGGGGCGAGAAACAAGAATGTTTAATTAAAAATATAATAAACTTAACGCTGCGCTACCGGCATGACGGGCAAAGAATATGAGATTAAGCACATACAAAGAGAACGGTTACAATTACACACATGTTGCAGTGTTTGTTGACAGCTTGGGACAGCTTGAATACAAGGTGGGTACTAAAAAGACACTTGAAAGAAAGCAGTACAATGGTGAACTTCCACTTTTCTTCGAAATTTTGACTTTCAAGCAAGCAGCAACTAAATACCCTGAATATTTTACATTATAACTATTTCAGCCCTATCGCAACACGGTTAAGCGACATATTATGAAGTTTTATTCTACAGCGTACAATTCAAATTACAAGGTTGAAAGAAATGATAACAATATATCTCTCATGGGGATTGATGCACCGATTTATGATAGAGCAGAAGCAGAAATTGTCATGCAGGAATATCTTGATAGCACAGGCGAGGAGGGGGAAGTAGGTGCAGCCTATGAAACTGACGAAGAGGGATGGTGGACAGCCAAAATCTTATAATGACTTCATCTGTAAGGATAAAGAATATGAACGGGAAACTCTTAGACAAGGTTGACATTGAGAAAATAGAAGCGCTGGTTGACGCATTAAGCGGGGTGATAAGTGACATGCGCATTACAGGAGAAAATAGCGAGACCTGCTTTTGCAATGAAGCATATTGGGCATGTTATTCTTTAAGAAATATGATGTTTACATCTCTAAGACATCGTGAACAAAATAAACAGGGTGAATAGATTGTAGGATAACCCAAGGCGGCTACGTCCGAATGGTAGCGGACCAGAACATCTCGGCAACTGGGGTTCGATTCCCCTCCGCCTACAAACATAATATTAATAAAGGAAAGATATGGAAAAGAAGATTTATGTAAGTGACAAAGCAAAGACGCAGCTTTGCAAGACATTCAGCTGCTCTAAGATGATGGTGTGGTTAGCGCTGAATTTCAAGCGCGAGAGTGACCTGGCACGGAAGATACGTTACACGGCCCTGACACAGTTCGGTGGCGTTCCAAGCTGGAAGCCCGAGGAAGTGGAGACTACTCACGAGGAGCTGGAAAAGACAATGACGCAGCATTATGGAGAACGTGTTAAATTGGTGTATGACCGCAATGACGGAAGCACGCATGTTCTGATTGACGGCAAAGAGACGCGTGTGGAGCATAATCTTGACGTGCCCAGCTTCATGGCGTTGCAGAACGAAGTTGAAATAATGGCTATGAGCCTGTAAAACCTTAACGGGATGGAATATTACAATAAAATATTGTGCGTTACACGTGAGGAACTCTGCATGGGAACAGACCCGGTTATGAAGCAAGGAACCTTCAATACCAATCTGTACCGCGGACATCTCGTCTCCGTGAACAACGGTGGCGGAGAGGGGAATTACACGCTCTACGCATGGAGTTCCCTCCCGGAGAAATACAGAAAGCGGTATATGGAACGTTACGGCGACCCCGAACAGAATATGAAGGAGGCTATGGTGCGTGACCGTGTAAAACTGGATAGTGATGCACGCACTTGGTACACAGACTACAAATATGAGAAGAATGGTGAATTGACTAAATTAACTACAGAACTCATCGAAGAGTACACCATTAATGCCAGTGTACTGAAAGAGCTGCTGAAGCTGATGGCACAGCGCCGAGCAATCCGCCAGAGCCTGAACGGTAGCACAGCAGGAGCATGGGAAATCATTTATAAGAGTTCAGAAGCCATGCGTGAGGAATATCACCATACACTCCCACAGAACCAGGCACGCCTGAAGGCAAAAATTAAGGCTTTCAAGGCCGACGGGTATAAGAGCCTTATCAGCGGCAAGGTTGGAAACCGTAACACGGTGAAAATGACAAAGGAATTCGGACTTCTTCTCATTGCCCTGAAGCGCAGCCGAACACCAGTCTATACCGATGCGCAACTCTTCGAAGAGGGAAACCGCCGGGCAATAGAGAACGGCTGGAAACCACTGAAGAGCCTTGCATGGATGAAGCGGTGGCTATACAGCCCGGCGACAGCGCAACTATGGTATGATGCCGTGCATGGTGAGAATGCCGCCCGTCTTAAATTCGGCAGGAAGCAGAGAACGAAACTTCCAACACGCCGTGACTCGCTTTGGTATGGTGATGGAACACGCCTGAACCTGTATTATCAGGATAAGGAAGGAAATGTGCGTACGACACTGGTTTATGAGGTGATTGATGCCATGAGTGAAGTAATGCTGGGCTACTGGATAAGCGACTCAGAAGATTATGAGGCACAATATCATGCTTTCCGAATGGCTGTTCAGACCAGCGGACACAAGCCTTATGAGATTGTGCACGACAATCAGGGCGGACATAAGAAACTAAACAAGGTTCAGCCTAATTCAAATGAAAAAGGCTTCTTGGACAAAATATGCCATATCCACCGTGCCACAATGCCAAACAACGGATCTTCCAAAACGATTGAGGCCATTTTCGGACGCTTCCAGCAGCAGGTTCTTCATCAGTATGACAACTTTACGGGGCAGAACATTACTGCAAAGAAAGCCAGCAGCCGACCCAACCTTGAGAGCATGGAAGCCAATAAGAAGAGCTTGCCTACATTGGACGAACTGAAAGCTATCTACGCAGAAGCACGGCAGAAGTGGAACTCCATGAAGCATCCCATCTATGGTAAAAGCAGAATAGAAGTATATGAAAGCAGCATAAATGAAGAGACGCCTGTTGTAACAGCAGTAGACATGGTTGATATGTTCTGGATTATGCACGACAAGCCTGCAACGTTCACTGACCAGGGTATCACTATTGAGGTGAAAAAACAGAAATATACATGGGAGGTATTCAAGGACGGAGTTCCAGACTTGGAATGGCGTAAACTGCATACGTGGGAAAAGTTCTATGTTCAATATGACCCGAATGACATGACCACGGTTAATCTCTATGCGATTGACCTTGCTGGTGGGAAACGTTTTTCAACCGTGGCACGCCCCTACTGGGAGATACACCGTGCATTGCAAGACCAGAGTGCAGAGGAAAAGGCGCAAATACATAAGGCTATCGAAGCAGGCAAGAACGACCGCATAGAACGTGTGATAGCAGGCAGGCGCATCGCTATTGCCCATGGTACTGACCCAGAGCAGAACGGACTCATCTATCCGAAGCTGAAAGGACTTAACAAAGAGCAGCAGGAACAGGCTCAATCAAGATTTGCCCTGTATGCCAAACCGCCCCAAAAATTCACGTTGGGACAAATAACCAAGCAAATAAGTCTTACGGATTGGAGTGAGGAGGTCAATTCGAATAAAGAACAAGACATTACTGCACCGGTTAAGGTTGACATGGCTTCAGTAGCAGGAAAGTATTGAAAAGTAAAATCGTAAAAATAAAGAAATTATGAAACTAACAACAAACGAGAAGGGACAAATCCAGGAGTGCTTGAAGCAGTATGTCAGCAAGTACCCAAGTCAGAATAAGGCTGCACAGAGTCTGGTAGGAACGAGCAGCGCAACGGTGAGCAGCATTCTGCAAGGCAAGTGGGAAAACATCAGCGACGATATGTGGCGCAACCTCGCATCGCAACTCGGTACCACAGCCGCCACCGACTGGCAGGTGGTTGAGACAAAGGCCTTTCAGGAAATGTCACTCGTCATGAAAGATGCCCAAACCGTGAGAAATGTCACGTGGATCGTGGGCGAGGCTGGCTGTGGCAAAACAACCACAGCGCGCCTCTATGCTACTGAAAACAGCGAGGTGTTCTACATCTTGTGCTCTGAAGATATGAAGAAGAGCGACTTTGTACGGGAGATTGCACGGCGCATCGGTCAGCGTACAGAAGGCTACAGCATCAGAGAGCTGCTCGACAGGATCATTGATGATCTTATTCAGATGGAGGCACCGCTGCTTCTTTTTGACGAAGCCGACAAGTTGCCGGAGCGAGTATTCCACTATTTCATCGACCTGTATAACAGATTAGAGGATAAGTGTGGTATCGTCTTCTTCTCTACAAGCTATATCAAGCGCCGCATGACCATGGGACTGCGCTACAACAAATGCGGCTACAATGAAATCCACTCGCGCATCGGCCGCAAGTTCTACGAATTAGAACCCACCGCCCCCCACGATGTCTATGCAATCTGCATGGCAAACGGTGTGACCGACAAAAGCCACGTCTCAGGGGTTGTAAAAGATGCCGAGGCGTATGATTTCGACCTGCGCCGCGTGAAAAAAAACATCCACCGCGTGAAGGTGATGCAAGCGCAAACGGCAGTCAAGTAGTGTTAAAACAATCCTAAAACAGTAATCAAATGGCAAGCGGAACAAAAGATGCAGCACAGGTGATTGCCGAACTCACGGCCACGAATGCTAATCTGCGCGAACAAATAAGAAGTCTTGAAAAGACCTTGTGGAAAAGAGACCATCCCGTGCTACGCCGTGCACTGAGCGTCAGCGATGTCATGCGCATGAAGAAAGAAACCTATCCCTTTGAAGGTGCATGGGAAGAGGCCTTCGGTCGCCCCGAGAAGAATGGCGTGTGGTTCGTGTGGGGTAACAGCGGCAACGGCAAGACGAGTTTCATGTTGCAGCTCTGCAAAGCACTGTCGCACTTCGGCCGTGTGGCCTACGATAGCTTGGAGGAGGGCGCATCTCTGACCATGAAGAATGCCCTGATGACAGCTGGCATGCAGGATGTGGCACGCCGCTTCGTGTTGCTTGACCGCGAGAACATGCAGCTGCTGTCGGCACGCCTCGGCAAGCATAAAAGTCCTGATATCGTGGTCATCGACAGCTTTCAGTACACCAAAATGAGCTTCAAAGACTACGAGGCTTTCAAAGAGCGGCACGCCAACAAACTGCTCATATTCGTCAGTCAGGCCGATGGCAACAAACCCGCTGGGCGCACGGCCGTGAGCGTAATGTATGATGCGAGCCTAAAGATATTCGTCAGCGGGTTTCGTGCTATCAGCAAGGGACGCTATTTTGGCAACAAAGGCTACTACACCATTTGGGAAGAGCGTGCAAAGGTGTATTGGGGAAAAACTAAAGAGTAAAGCTATGGCAAACAAGCGAGACAACCTGTTGTACAGACTACGAAAAAAGGGCGTACAGGCCAATACCCGCGAACGCGTTATCTTCTTCGGCGTGGGTGGCGAGCCGTTCAAGCTAATACAGATAAGGCGGTTCTGCAGTGAGTTTCATTTCAATGTGCAATTAGTAATACAATAGACAAATGAATACTTATGTTTTAATGTTATCAAAAACCTTTCCAAAAGGACATCTCCATGCCGGAGAACAAACCTTTTTTAAGGAGAAGCTCGGTATAAGCAAACTGCATACTATTCGTGCAAATTATCCTCTATGGCAGCAGCGTATTGCAGAAATACAAGCAGGTAAAGGTGTGTTGTCTATCCGGCAATGGGTGGGCGAACCATATAAGAGCAAGCAGGTTGAAATTGCACAGCTGACTGCAAATGAGGGTGTCGGTATTCAGAAACTAATATTTATCGACAATAATATCATGCTACCTGTTATTGAATATGGGTCAGGTAACGAATTCAAATCAATGGATAGATACATGTTTGCAAAAAATGACGGCCTTTCTTTCAAAGATTGGAAAGCGTGGTTCAGGAACTATGATTTATCAAATCCGTTGGCAATCATTCATTTTACAAATTTTAGATATTAATATTAAGATGAGCAAGGAAAAACGAATAAAGAAAGTATATATCGCAGGAAAGATAGGTGAAGATATTCTTAGCGATACAACTCGCAAGAAATTTGCAGAGGCAGAAGCGTGGTTGAAAGCAAAAGGATATAAAGTGTTTAATCCGACTCAGAGCGGGCTTGGCATCATGGCAGAGAACTATGCAAAGGCATGTGGCACGAACTTCTATGAAGAGATACTTCTTCTTGACATTATGCAACTGAAACGGTGTGATATCATCTGTCTGCTTCCTGACTGGCACGAAAGCCCAGGTGCCTTGGCAGAGTTTTTCTTCGCTAAAGCAATAGGTAAGAAAATAAAACAGATTACAATGTTTGAAAATAAAATAGTAGATTGGATATGAGCAAGGAAAAACGAACAATCGAAATTGCCCCCGGGCTGATGAGCCCAGGAGGGCGCATGGGAGAGCGCTTTTTGAGCCGTGGGCACGTGTGCACCTATTGCCAAGGCAACGGCTACCACTGGCAGGAAAACTGCTATCGTGAACGGTATAAGCAAGAATGCCCCGTGTGTAAAGGCAGCGGCAAGCTTGATGCGGTGGTGACGATTGAATGGAGGGCGAGCAGATGATACAAATAGGCGACAAATTCAAGGTATGGTGGGTTGGACATGACGAGTGCTATAAGGACCGACTTTATCAGGTGACGAGCTTCCTCGAAGGTTGCACCTGTGGGAAGCCTGCATTCATCACCGGCAAACCGGAACTACCCCGCCGTCCTCATTTACATGTCCGGGCAAAACTGATAGACGCTCCTGCAAAGTACATGATAGGTAAAGGCGGGTTCGTATTTGGCCCGCTGGACCCTGAAACGCTACACGATATAGACGCTCCAGATGAGTCATGGATAGAGATAGTGCGACAAAAAGGAGACCAGTTGAACCTATTTTGATAACAAAAAGTAAAGAAAAGATGAAGTTAAAGTATTATTCGATGACCCCAAACGACAAGCCCGATTGGTTGTTGCGGTTGCAGTTTGAAGTCAGTCAGCACTACGCACTGCGTGGTATAGAGGACACACCCGAGGACTGGCTGGACCTTCAGGACTTCATAGACGCTTTCATTCGCAGTTTATACATGCGTCGGGACTTCAAGATAAGAAGCGAGGTGACGGCCGACCTGCTGACCGAAGACGGAGAGACAAGGCTGATTATCAAGCGCAACGGCAGGCCTTTGCAAGTGTATTACATTCAAAAATAAAGATTATGGTTACATTATTAGAAGAAATCAAGAAACGTATTCAAGTATGGCATGAGGAGCGTGCGAAACGTATCGAGGCTGAGCGTCAGGCAGAGCTTGATGCAGAAGCACGCAGGGCCGTGCAGGTGATGGAGTTTAACGGAGGGCTGTTTGTCTGTGTAAACGGTGTTCCACTGTTTGGCATAGACGAGTTTCGTGTAAGTATCGGTGAAGCGATTGCCAACGGGCGGAATAATTATAAAGACTGGAAGGAGGAGAAACTATGGGCAAAGTAAATATTGGACCACGATATTATCGTGTTACTGTCATGATTAAACCGGAAGGATTTAATAAGATATTATTGGAGGGACTTTTTGTGTATGGAAAAGAGGCATATACTCTTTCGGAAATCAAAAAGAAATGTTGGGAGTTTCTCAAACCTCAGATAAACTTTGAAAAATATAATATTAATCCAGAGCAGGTAAAAAAGGATATTAAACTCATGTCACTGCCGTGTGATTTTCTGCTCAATGCGGACCAAAAATAAGAACAATGGAAAAAGGATTTAACTATGCACGCTTTTACACCCTGCTCAAGAAAATGCCGGGCGCAGATAAGGAAACGCTGGTGTCGCAATACACCGACGGGCGAACCACCTCGCTGCGCGAAACTACACGACAGGAGTATGATCGTATGTGTCGCGACATGGAGCGTGAAACAGGCTACGACGAGTTTGTGGAAGGCATCAGGAGGCAGCTCCGACGCAAGCGCAGCGTGTGTCTGAAACTGATGCAGCAGCTCGACATTGACACCACAGACTGGAACCGTGTGAATGCTTTCTGCGAAGATGCACGCATCGCCGGCAAAGCCTTCCGCCACATCAGTATAGATGAACTCGAAGTCCTTGCTGTGAAGCTGCGGGCGATAAAGCGGAAAAAGGAAGCCTCCCCCGGCTCCTCCGAGGCGAGGGGAACCGTTGTTATGCTATCCGTAAACCATTCAATAGAAAATTAATTTTTAATTACAAAAGAATATGGAAACAACTGTAAACATTAAGAATTTAAGTAAGGAGGAACGGGCACAGTTGCTCGCAGAGTTACAAAACGAGGAGAAACAAAGTCGCATCCAGCGTCGCGAAACCTACGAGAGTCTGCGTGCTGAATTGCTGCATGGCGTGGAGGAACGCCTGCAGACAGTAGCTGCTGACGTGCAAAGTTTTCATGACTGGCTACAAAGTGAGGTCGAAGGCTTCGTAGGTGTGATGCGTGATTATGGCCAACTGCGCAAGAGCGACCAGCGCAGCTACACCATCACTGACGGCGACTTCCGCTTGGAAGTGGCCAGCAACAAGGTTAAGGGCTTTGACGAGCGTGCCGACCTTGCAGCCGAGCGTCTTATTGACTATCTCAAGCGTTATATGAAGAAGAGCGAAAAAGGGGCCGACGACCCGATGTATCAAATGGCTATGACACTTCTTGAGCGCAACAAGTCTGGTGATCTTGATTACAAGAGCATTTCGAAACTCTATGAATTAGAGGATAAGTTCGACAGCGAGTACAGTGAAATCATGGGGCTTTTCAAAGAAGCAAACGTGGTACAGAAGAACGCTGTGAACTACTACTTCTCAAAGCGCAATCCGGAGACGAATGTATGGCGTCGGATAGAGCCGAGTTTCTGCAGGATGTAAGTCCCGGAGATATGATGGGAAGATATGAC